AGATGGCATTGAACCCGGGAATAACCGTTCCGCTAAATCCAGAAATTGGAATTTTCGGAGTAAACTCTGTTTCACTGCTTGAGAAAATTCCAATCAATGTTCCATTGTTGTATAGGCTAGTAATAACCTTGCTTTGATTCAACGAATCTAAAATTGTAGTTACGCGAATTCCACTAAGGCCTTGAGCCAGACCGTAACTTGGTCCTAGAAGTAATGTGTTGATGCCGTCATAGAAATACAATTGTTTATTTGTGTCATCAAACCATAGGTCGCCCGGAGTTAAAGATGTTGGTTGTGTTGCACTAATAGTTGCAGAACTAACCGGCTGAAATGCTGTACCGTTGTAGACTTTTAATTTTAATTCAGTAACATCAAACCAAATTTGTCCTCGAATAGGGCGAGTAGGTCTTGCTGTGCTGGCAAAATTTTCTAAAAGTTTAATTAAATTTTCATTAAATGCTTCACCGAACCCACTATAATTTTTACCTATAAGAGTAAGATCAGTAGACAAATCATCAAGTTGTCCGTCTGATACCGTGGTTAATGTTGTTCCGTCTGATTTAGTAATTAAATATGCCATATTTTATCTCTTAGAATACTGGTGGTCCTGAACGGATAATGTAGTTCAATGTTAGATAAGGATTCATAATTGAAAAACTCTGTCCTAACTGTGTTGTTGTATAACCTAATACGCCGCCGCTGCTTGGAAGATATTGCATTTGTCCAGGTGTTGTAGGACCACGACCTAAGAAGGCTCCCTCCCCTGGTTCAATTCCTGGAGGACTTGCAGTATCTAGTCTTGTTGCATGATATTGATTACTGCCTTTGGTGCCAGCATCGTTGAGTGCTTTAAAGTCATGTTCGTGTTGTGGAATATTAGTTGCAGTCAAAGTATTTCTATAATCGCCGCTGGCTCCACCTAGTGTTCTTGCTTGTATATCATCAACCCTAGGAACCAATGTTGCCGATCCTGTACCGCTACCTACACCTGTTGCAGTAAATGTAGTTCCAATTGCTGACGAACTAGCTCCAACACTTGGCCAACTAGTTGAACCAACGCTTGAAATTGTATATCGACGACCGACAACAAAATTTCCTGCAGGAATAGCTTCTCCGCTTGGCAGACCACCGCCTGCATCAATAAAGCCTCCGCCCAATGGAACTGTATTATTATTGTCCATGTCGTGTTTGCCTAGGGGGAAACGGCCTCGCATATCAGGTAATACAAATGTTAATCCTGCTTGTCCTCTAAACGGTGTTCCGTAGATAGTTCCAATAACATTATACAATGATAGATACTTTGCAATTTCTTGCTCGCTACCATCACATAATAGATAACCGTAGGGTGCTGCGGCGCCGGCAAATGGCACAATTGTACCAATTGGTACTCCGAGGTCGCCAACAAACACATCTCTAGTTTCTTTTAGTAGGCCTTCACCTGCTCTAAAAACTAAAACAAAGTCGTCAGCTTTTGACACATTTGGACTAGGCTGAACTTTACTGGAAATAATACCCGAAGTAATAACCGTTTCAAAAGTTTTTGTGGTACCGCCTACCTGTCCATCAAATGTGATATTCGCAGAAGTTACATCACCCTGCATTTTAAAAGTTGTTGGAAAACGCAGATTAGTTGCTGTGGTAGCATTACCGATGATGTTGCCTTCAAGTGCCCCGACTAAAGTATCTGCAATAAGCGTTTTAGTTCTAACCGTATTCCATCGTCGTGTTAAACTGCCGCTGTCGTATTTTTCTGTTTCTCTTGGTTCAATTGACGTGATAATAGTTTGACCGTATACATCGATATTTTTTCCAATTAGTGCGTTTTTTGTTACTGCTATACCGCCTGCGGTTCTAAAGCTACCGTTATTAAAGTTAGTGCTTTCGGCAATGCTGGTAAGAATTAAACTGCCGTCAGTTTTGATATTGCCGCTGACAACTAATGCTTCGTCGGGTGCGGCTACATTGACGCCTACGGTGTTGTTAACAATTTTTAGAACAGTATCTGGAACACCGTTTCTGTTAGTTTGAAGATCAATACTAGCACCTGCTGTGGCATTGTAGATCTTGGCGGCTGTTGATGTTGATGTTAAACTAAATGTACCGTCAATTCCGATAGTAAGACCTGCATTATTTCTAATATTAAAGTTCTGTTCAGTTGTGTTAGTAGTGTCTGATCTTAAAAATTTTGCTGCGGCTACTGCTGTGCCACCAACATTAAGGGCATCGGCCGCAATGGCAGTACCATAGAACTTCGGAAGAAATCCGCCGTCGCCGACATCTAGACTGGTAATATTAATACCAGTCTTTATTGCTGCAAATCCATTGATAGAATTTTTAGGAGTAAAACTATCTTTACTAATAACTATAATCGGTTTGTCTTCTACGTAGAAGGTCACAATAACTCTATCAAAGTTATCACTATCAATAATAGACTCTACAACAGGACCAGATTGTAAACCTGTAGAAAAGTTAGGACCAACCAAAATCCAGCTTGACCCAGAGAATACATATAACTGTTGGTTGGTTGTGTCAACCCAAAGTTCGCCAACCCTAGCAGATTCCACTGAAGGTTCGCTGGTGCTCTTTTGAATATTACTGGCTGCTTTCCACTGAGTGTTGTCCCAAATTTGCAAAATGCCTTCTAGGGAATTGTACCATAGTTGGCCTTCAACTGGGCTTGTTGGGGCTGCACCACTGGCAAAGTTTTCTAACAATGCTAAAAAGTTTTCGGCAATAATTTGCCCGTAGCCAGTAACATTGCGACCCGGAAAGTCTAGGCTTGTATCTGCATTTGATGTATTATCAAAAACTGTAATCGGAGTCTTGTTTTCTCTGTCGGTAAAATTTACAATATATGGCATTTATTATACCTCTGTGAAGCCAGTTAAGCTCTGTACGCGGATTGTATAATCTACCTGAAGTAATCTATTCAACGACTTTTGTACAGGATGGAATACCACATGGGTAAGCAATTTACCTTCTCCGTTTGGATTGTAACTTTTAAGGCCTAGCTCATCAAATACATAGCTACCGCTCATATCTACACTGTTGTCAAATGCCTGCTGACCAACTGGTTCACCATAATCAAGGAGACAGCTAATAACAATATCGCTATAGGTTGCTCCGCTGATGTGGCGGATTTCCATTTTGTTTCTTGTAGGATCTACATTTTCTGTAGCATTTTGATCAACAACTTTAGCGTATGTTTGATTATACAATCCTGTGTTTACTCCGACAGTATTTGGTGTTAAGTAAGTAATTAATCCAGTAGGATCAACTGTTGTGCCACCGCTACCAAATGCCATTTGATAAATCCAACCCTGTCCTTGATTGCTTAGGCTGTTAACCATAGCAACACTCATATTTTCGTAGTGAATAGCATTACGCTTGTCTTGAAATACTTCACCGGTTTCTGGGTCAAAAATCTTGATATGGCCTTCAAAATGCCAGCCCGAAGTCTCGTTAGGTTGAGAAGTTTCCTTTGATGTTTGGTTTTTCATAGTTGATTCACTTGTGTTTTTCTGTTCCATAGTGTATTTATTCAGGCAGTTCGGTGCTCTTTTGTTTTAGAAATTCAGCAATGGCACTTGAATTTTTTAACAGAGTAACACCTGAAGAAGCTGTTGTTTCTCCTCGATCATACCATGTCTTTCCAATCCTTCTAATAACAGTAACCCGAGTTCCTGCAGGTACTGTAGATGTCAATCGAATATAGTCGTTTACTCCGTCAACACTGAACTCGGCTTCTAAAATAGTATCAGCTTGTGGGCTAGTAATATTCGCTGTTTGATCATAAACTGTTACAGGGTCTTTTCTTAAACGCCTACCAGCTGCAAAAACTTCAATTTGATCGCAAGGTTCGTACCCTACCGGAATTGTTAATCGTGTCCAATTAGATCTTATTGCGGCGCTAGGAACATAATTCAACGGGCCAACTAACAAACTGCTGCCATCGCTGACAAAGTCTAATCTTTCTTGACTTTCGTTATATGGAAGATTTTCAACTCGACCAACATCAACAACACTGCTACCTGTTGGGTGTATTTCTTTAATAGCAGTTCCGTGGGTGCCTCTTCTTAATTGAGACAATGTTGTAGCTGTTTTCTCAAAATAATCAATGCGTTCTCCGTTGATATAAACAGTGCCCGGAATATTTCTAGATTTGATAGGTTCAAATAAATTAGTTGTATCTGTAACTCGAATTATTTGATCATAGTAATTTAAATCTTGAGATAATGTTACGGCCTTGTCAATGCTGAAACGATTGAAATGATAGATATTCAGCATGTCTTTGAAGACTTCGTAAGCCAACGGTTGACGTCTTGTGTAATTACCAAACTGTACTATTTTGATTTCGTCTGTAATCAATGTTGTTGTTTTTAAATAAACAACATTTCTTGGGATAGACACTTCGTAATCTTGTTCTTGTGTTAAACGGCGACCGTTTTTATATACCCAAATGTAGCTGGCACTAACCGGCTCTCTTGCCAATTGATATTGAACTTTACCTCCAGTGTACTGATCAGTTATAATGTTCATGCTTGGATATTCACTGAACCAGGTAACTACGATTTGATCGCCTTCTTGCAGTGTAGTTGTACTATCGTTTTCTACAAAACTAGTTCCGTTAAAAACAATGTTATTATCTGTAAAGGTATATTGACTTCTAATGTCTATAATGATTTTAATTTCATCATTAATTTCTAAGACTTCAGTATCAACTGTTACCGTATTACTATTTCCATCATAAACATAATCAAGAATATTTTGTTTTAATTCGTTATTGACATAGACTTGGATATTAGATTGTGTCGCAGTATTTGGTGCTTCTAACGGATCTTTGCCGATTGGAATAACATTATTAGTACCATTGTAAATTGCAAATTCAGTATCAACGCCTTTTAATTGTATTCCGTTAATTTCAACTAGGACGGCGCCCGAGGCACTGGCTCTTGTTAAATTTACAAACTGATCGAGGTCATAACTCAATGTGCTGCCATCAAATGTTATAGTTTGTTGATTAACTCTTACTACAGAACTTCCAGTTGAATCAACATCGGCATTGGCTCCTAGACAAACAATTTTTACAATCTGTCGACGCTCTGGTTTATTAGCAAACTGTATTAGTGTTTTGTTTGTAATATCTAATACTTCAGAACTATTAATAGGTAACACATCAACGTCAATTCCATCGACCGTTACAACTACTGATGATGTATCGACAAAATTTGCCCTAGTTAAGAAAAACAACGTGTCTCCGTCTGCTTCAAATTCTTGATAATCAAGTAACGCCGCACCGCCAACTCCAATAGAAATAATTTCAATTATTGAATTTTGAAGGGGAGCAACATTAAATACCACTTCGTTAGTGTTGTAGTCTATGATGTATTCTATGCTGCTGTCTGCGGCATTGACTTCACATTTTACTTTATCAACATAGACCATAACGGATGCACTATCTAGCACAGTTAGGCCAATGGCAAAACGGTTGTCTTGGCCGTTGCTTTTTAATATACGAGACTGTAATGGTGTTGCACCAGTTTGCACTGTGTGGAATACTTTAATTGAAACACTGTCAATTATTTGTCCCGGAATATTTTCTTCAGGAGCAGGCACTTGGTCTGGGCTGATAAATTTACTACCATCAACTACAATATCTTCTGCTGCTGTACCGGTGGCTGTAATATATGCTCCGCTAACTGCACTCAACGAACCTCCGGTTAAATTTGTATCGATGATGTTTATATCGGTAATATTAACAGTACCGTCACTGTCCATTGGACGGAATATCAAAGTATCTCCATTTTCTATTTGAACGTATTGTTGTATATCAATGCTGTTTGTAGAGCCGTCACCTACAACTGTAGGCATAACAGCTAATGGATTTGTAATTCCTGCTCCACCAAAGTTTGGATCATCTATGCGGATAGTACGAGATTCTTCAATACCTTGATCGTAGACGATTACTGGTGCTCCTGCGGAATCTAATGTATCAATACTCCTAGGAGAACCCAATCCACTACGCTTTAGGTATACTGATAGTTGTTGTCCTATTGCTGGAGTAAATGGTAATAAAATTGTTAGTTCTTCCCACACATCTGGAAACTCAACTGGCGGTTTATCAGTATTGGCAATTACTGCACGATACTGCTTGGTTCCATATTGAACTACAGAACCTGCTTTCCAGGTTAGTGATCGACTATCTATTCCGGTTAATGTATACGGTTGCGTATCAACTACATAATAAAAATCTGAGTTTGGTTCTACAGAATCCCAAGTGTCGGTAAACCACGGAAGTGCATCCCAACCGCCCGAGACATCAAATGTAGTTCCTTGAATTTGTACGCCGCCAAAATCAATTCCAGTCATTAGCTGATTGATTTCTTTACCTATCATTCCTTGGGCCGGACTATAATATTTGTTAATTCTGTCCACTGCTTCTAAAATCTCGTCGGCTTTTTCATAGTCGATCACAATTATTGCACCGGCAACTGGTAAAGATACTAACTTTAGTTTTCCTCTCAATAAGCTGTAAGAGTCTGTGCTAGACTTATAGAATGTAATTTCGTACTCACTGTCTAGTATAATCTCATCGTTGATCGTAACTGCAATTTTTGTCTTGTCTCGTGTGGGAGGATAATTTAATTCAAATATTGCGGTAAATCCGTCAGCAACAAACTCTTGACTATAAGTATATTCTAGATAAGTTCCTTCTTTGGTAATCCTATCAAATTTAACTGTAAGGTCAAAAGTTCTTGTTTTACTATCGCCAATAATTGCTACAGCTTTTGCAATATTGGTAGATGTACCGTTGCCACCAACTAGACTCACTGATGCTGTAGTATATCCAGTGCCTCCGGCTAGGATTTTAATTCCAGAAACCGCGCCGTTGGCAATGTAGGCTTGCGCACTTGCTCCTGTGCCGTCACCTGCAATCACAACCCGAGGTGCATCTTTGTAGTCGGCACCAATATTAGAAATAACAATATCTGTAATAGAATAAGTGTGATTGTCTTTCCACCATTTGTAAGGATAAGTGTCAATAACACTAGAACTTTCTAATACTGGTAGTATTTGTCCTTCTATAATGTTGTACACTGGTGGTACATCAAAGTCTGTGATTGCAGCACCCTGCCGATCAATGTCAGTATATCTGCTGGTATATTCGCGAATAGTTGTTCTAAATGGTTTTACTTCTTCTAGATATTGTTGAAAACTAGATAGATTGTCATTTTTATAATTAGTCTTTTGTTCTAAATCTCCAATATTGTGTATTGCATTTAAGAAACTGGTTTTAAAAGCCCAATCAACATACAACTGCTCCGAAAATATATAACGAATGCTGGCAAAGAACAATTTGTTCCATTCTGCTCTTAGATCGTCAATAAAGATATTCTCTTTTAGAGCAGCAAAAATAAATCTCAATTCTTGCGTTGGTTGATTGTCGTAGGTGACTTCGTCGTAAGATGTTTGGTAGTCGTAGACTTTAACATTATAAATTTCTTCGCTGATTTTAATTGTGCCGTTTTCTCGACCAACTAGAATATAATTGCCAAGAATATCTCCGCTGCCGTCTGTGACTCTTTCAAGTAACGCCCAGCCGCCATTCGCATATTCTTTAATCTTGATAACATCGCCAACTTTTATTTTGATAGTAGGTTCGAGATATAGATCTAATATTTCTTTTACAATACGAGTCACTGAACTGTAACCAGTAGCATACCAGTCAATATAACTCCAATATTTGGTTGTGTCGTAAGATTGCACAGTGCTCTTAAAGAATCCCTCTCTAACGCTGTCCCAAAAATACACAGACCAGTAGTTATTATAAGTGATATCATTTTTAACCAGCACTGAAAAATTTCTCACTGACACATCGGCAGTAGTATATTTTCTACCTTTCTGTACAACACTTACTGATGTGATTCTGCCTTGAAGGTCAATAGTAACGGTTGCTTTAGCTCCTAACCCGTCTCCGACTATTTTAACAGGTGGCACTGTGCGATATCCAAATCCAGGATCAACAATATCAATAGTATCAATTTCTCCGTCAACAATATTTGCATTTAAAATTGCAGGAGAAATTCTAACAATACCTATTTCACTTAATTCAGCAAATGTATCCACAGTTAGGTCATATAAGTTTAAAGTTTCACTAGGAATATTTTCAATTTGATTTAAGTTTTCAAAATCAATTAAATCTGCAAAAGGTCTAGTTGCAAGAATATTATTGCTTCTGTCAATTACAATTTTTAATGCAGTGCCTCGATTGACAAACATTGTTTGGATCGGCCTAAAGGCTAGGCCATATCTTTGTTTAGGTAGCAATGTAGGATCAGGAACAGGATTACCTGCTTGATTAAATCCTACCAAGCTGTCAATCCATTTTTGCTCTAGTGCATCACTAGGCAAGCTATCTGCAATTCCTTCAGTTAACAACTGGTATTCAGTGTGCGTAGCATTGGGTCTTCGTTCTGAATTGTAATATTCGATGTTTATCAAGGCAGAGTCGCCTGTAATAACCGAACTTAAGTTATAGGTTAAAAACTTGTCAGTGTCAATTATAGCAAGTATTGGAGTACCGTCGCTGGAAGGATTTTCAATCAAAGACGCAATGCTAGAGGCTGATATATTTCTGCCTGCTACACCGGTAGGAATAATTGTTTTGTTCTTGACCCAGAAGTAATATTTTGTTCCGTAAGATAATCCAGTGTTAGGATTTGTGAATCTCTTAATAGAATATGCTGTATTACTATAAAGAGGTTGCCCTGAAATGCCTGCTGACAATCCGTCTGTAGTATCTGCCATTTTAGCCCAGTCTGTCGGACTCATTGAGCTTTCGACCCACTCGCAAATGTCAATAGTAGCACCTGGCGCTAGTTGATTCCAGTTACCGGCTCTGTAGGCAAGATCACCTTGCTCATAGTGTGCCCATTTAGCTGTGCTGATGTTCCACCAAATTACTCCAACATTCTTTTCAAACCAGGCTTGGTCAGCATCAACTTCGACTTCGGAAGTACCGTTAGTATAAGTTGCTGGATCATATAAAGTCTTAAATTTAATTTCTTGTTCTGCACGGCCAAGAATTTTTAATTTGTTCACATCAATAATATCTAGGTCTGCAATCTTTAGATAGTTTTCATCGTCATAGACTGCTACACTCTTTAAGAGATCGATATTGACCATAGGAGATTCTTCTGCAAGAACTGTAAAACTGTCTTTGGTAACATCCTTTCTAAATATTCTAGTCATACCAACTTTTGTACCAGTTAGGGCATAACTTGGTGAACCTGTTACAATTACAGATGCTGTGCTGTCTAACGAATAACCAAACCCTTCGTTGTCTAATAGAGCAGCTTCTAATTTTTCAGATAGGAAATATGTTAAATCTTTAAGTTCAAACACATAGACCTGGCCGGGGTAACCCTGATCTTCTGAGAAGGTTGTGCGGCCACCATCAAATCGCGTTCTAGCAGATAGGTCAAATCGTGTTGGCAGTTTGTACGGAGTATTCTTTGCGCCGACTACTACTCGTTCGCCACGCTCACTTATAGAAACACTAAAACCAAATAATTCGTTGTTGTAAATTTCGTAACTTTGAAGTTTTTGTTTTAGTCTATATTCTGGAACTGTTGAATCTGTATCGTATCTAAAGATATAGACACTGCCTTGATTTTGTAAATTGATATCTGCCTGTGGGCTAGAGACCGCAATCGTGTTTCCGGAATTATCAATGTCAATTGCAAATCCAAATAGATCTCCGGAATTGATTATTTCGGCTGAAGATAAATCACTAACATCGGGCAAGCTACCTGCATTGATTGTCTGCATTAAACTATAGAATCCATAGGCGTTCATTTTATAGATGTAAACTTTACCAGATGTTGCATCCGATACAGCTTCAACTAATCCCCATGGAGCTCCGGATACAGGATTTGCTCCTGTTGAGGATGCCGTAGCTAATCTATAATAATTACCTGTCCACTTGACTACATCTCCAACGGTGTACGTTTGATAACCATTCCAGACGCCTCGATAATTAGTAAAATATTGTCCATCGCTAGTTGGAGATCCTACTACTAATGTCATACCGTCACGACTCATAGTCATACTGGTTCCAAATCTGTCACCATCTTTGACTAGTTCAGCAACTTGGTCTGAAAGTAATGATCCAACTGTAGGATCTGTACTGTCATCTTCAAGGGCAATATTAGTAGGCAACGAACTTTGAGTTGATACTGGATCTAATCTAGCCCATTGGTTCGAATTAATAGAAATAGTACTACCGTCGCCTGTTTGATCTTCTAGAGATTGCCATAGATAGTTATTGTACCATACTATTGCACCAGCTTCATAGAATCTAGCTCCGGTGTTGTCATAAACTCCTTTGAAGTTTTGATTTTCAATTAGTTGCCATTCTTTGGCAATGTTTGGATACTTTCTAATTATAGAATTACCCATGTTTAGAGTTGCTGACGAATAATAATAAAGTATACTAGAAGTATTTTCTGTTACTGTAATCTGAACTTTTCTAGTTGTAGCAGTAGTAAATCCTGCAATATATTGTGTTTGAGTAACCGAACGATTATCTAAAAGATAGGTAACTCCAGTAGTATATAATGTACCACCTCCCAGAACTCCACTGATGTTGTCATTGCTGAAATTCAAGGGATGTCTGTTGGTTATGGTACCATCTACCGGATTGGGATAGTAAACATTGCTGAGATCAGTTTGGTCAAATATATAAGTATTGCCAACTATTAAAGATAGATTAGGCCTGTATTGTTCATTGATATAATACTTGTACCCAGAGTCCATTCCCTGAGGCGGCGCAACCGTTACTTTATAAGTTATAGTTTCTGAAGTATCAGAAACTAATGGAGCATACTTGTAAAGATACACTCGGCCTTTGTTATTTTCTGCACCAGGTGCAGAAATTGCCATGTAATAATTTCCAGAGTCAACACCAATAGTTATTTTAGAACCAAACTGTTCATTGGTATTTTGTCTCGGACTTACAAAGCTATAGCGTTCAACCCAATTCTGTCCGCTCCATTCGTATAAAGATACTGCACCCTGTTCTAGATAACCAGTATTAGTGCCTTGTTGATTTGCTGTAACAACTAGTGCTGGTTCCCAATCTTCCATAGTGGTATCAATTCTAGCAAAGGCGCTATCAACACCAACACGACTACTATCAATTCCTATGTAATTTTGTGCATAGATATCAACTTTGGCTCTCCATAATTTTCCTTTGTGTAAAACTATGTCCCCTTGTAAATAATCTAAGTCACTATCATAAACTTCTTGATAATCTGATCTAATCCCGGTTGCTCGTGGACTACCGATAGCTAACCATTTGCCGTCTGGACTCACTGCAAGACTTTCACCAAATACTCCTGCGGCCGCTGCACTAATACTATTAGGCCTTTCAAAAGTTTGTAAAGGTTTTAATCCTTCTGTTCTTTCTAAATAAGAAACTACAATATTACTCGCTGGCATTGCTGAGACAATTTGTGTTAATATGTCAATGTACAACACAGAACTACCGTTGCCTAAAGGGGTAGTTGTTCCGTATTCTGAAATTTCTGTAGACGAAAATAGTTTTTGTTTTTCAGAAACTTCCCAATTATCATTTACATTATTGTCTATCCAAAATTTAGCACCGCTGGTCAGTGTTGCAGCTATAGCAAGATCAACTGATTGATAATCAGTAAATCTAGCAGAACTAAACAATTCTAAATTAATAACAGTGCTTGAATCCCACTTTGGTTCTTTGGCATCTTTGCTGATTTGAATCACTATGGTTTTTCTATCAGGAACTTCGGTAATCTTGTAAAAGCCTTCTAGATTTTCGATATTTCTAATACCAAAGATGTCACCTACTATCAGGCCATGTGTTCTACCCAATACAATTTCAACTCGTGTTTTAACTACATTAACATCAGTAATCAACAACAGTCTAGAAATATTGTATCGCAGTACTGTCCAAGAATTGTTATAAAAAGTAATCCATACATGAGAATTTTCTGCAAAATCTGCAATGTTTAATGCTAGGATATCGTCGTAGTTTTTAACAGCAAAATCAACATCAAAAGAATTTACATAACCTGCTGTTCTTGGAGTTAGTTTATATTTCTTAACAGGATTAATATTTGCAGTAAACGGGATTGGTGCAATTGTAAAATTCTTTTCAGGTACACGCATATACAAATCTAATACATCTGTGCTAGACTCTGTAGGTGCAATGATTACTGGCTGTGGATTGATTTTAAAATCATTTTTTAAGATTCTAAATTCAGTTTCATTAAACTGATCAGTGCCGCCGAGTCGTCCAACACGGAATGCCCATTCTTCGTTGAGTTGAATACTTCCTGAATTTGTTCTGCTGAGTTTGTCAAATACTTTAGTAATAGCATTTGCTGTGCCTTTTTCACGGATGAATCCTTGATATAACTTAAACTGACTAACAGCATCTTCTGCCATGTTCTGTAGATATTCTCGAGTTTGATATCCAATAACATGACGACTTAGATCTCGTTGACTACTACCTAAACCATCAGCGTCAACATCGTAGTAATCTTCAAATTGATTAATTCTATAGTCAAAGTTTGCCACTAGGCCTTTTGTTGGAGTGGTATCTAATTTTTCCCATACTGTAGTATCAAACAACTCAGTGCCTTGCTGATTTTCTTTACTGACCCAATTATAAGATTTATAAGAAACAATGTCACCTAAACGATAATCAGTGTAGGGACTCCATTGTTGAATGTTTACATTATCAAACAAAAAGCCAGGACTAGTGTAATCACCGTCCCAATCAACGGTACGGAATCCGCGGCTCTTAATACGCTCCTGACGATAACCGGTAGTCTTGTCATAGATAACATCGTTGAAAACTGTTCGGTCGTCAAATACAGTAATGTGTTCTTTGAGAACAAAATATACTTTAATAAAGTAGATACCTTCATTAGTATTAACAGTACTGACCTTTACTGACTGAAAATCTCTATTAACATTTAAAAATATAGGTAGCAGCGGTGCACCGTCGCTTTTAAAAATCTGATAATCATAAAAGCTATCAAATAAGCTGTCGGCAACTCCTAACGGAATTTTCATTTCAACTTGGCTGGCGCTCGGACTTAGTGTTAGCAACGAGCCTACTGCCCAATTGTGTTTTGTCCAGAATAAGAATTCCTTACAGCTAGTCTGCCAATTATAGGCTACTTGATTTTCTGCATCGTATCGATCAAAACTGAATCCTTGTGTTTTCAAATAGGCCTGATAGCCTAATAAGAAATCTACTACTCCTTGAACTGTTGTTATAACAGTTCCGTAGAACATTTGTATTGGTTTTAGTTGATTGAATGTTTTTCTAAAATAAGCGTCAACTCCGCCAACTACTGGCAATTTAGGCAAGATTTTCCAAAGACTTTTATCAAACACACCGGTACTGGTATGAGATTTTAGAGCACGATAAAATATGTTTTGAGTGCGTACAACATCGCCGTTGCTGTAGACTTTGTCTGCGGCCCAATCTAAGAAAGATACACTAGTACCTCCTACTGATGTCAACGGATCACTGCTGCTGGCAATAGGTTTAAAATAATTAAAGTACGGTTGCTGGTTGTCGTAGCCTTTGACTTTCCAGCCTTCGGCTAATTTTTCAATCAAGACTCCACTGTAGGCAATGCCTATCATAGGAACACCCACATTGAAAATTACATCATAATTTTCGTTGGGTACATATATACTGCTAGAAGTAGCACTTGGATTTTTACTATCTAATAGATATTTTTGTTCTGTTTGATCAACAAAACCAGACATCCTTGTAGAAATTTTAACATCAAGATTGTTTAATCTAGTTAACAATACCTGTGAATCTAGATTTTTACTACGAACGTAACTAGAAACAAAAGTAACTAGTCCGGATAGTTGTGTTCCTCCAACCACAGGCACTAGCAGATCTGAAATCTTTGAAAACACTCCAGATTCCGAAGATACAGTTTGTCCTAGCTGATTTACTGACATTCTAGATCTATCAAAACTATCTGTGATAAACTCAAAAGGTTTCAACAGGCATAGAGCTACCATTACTGAGAATGGCCATTCGCTACTGGATCTCCAAGCGGCTTCTACTGGGCTAACATCGCCTGGTCTATAATCACCTTGATTATTGATCAAAGTAAAGTCGTTAGCAACACCAGAATCTAACGGACTTAATAATCGGCCGTCGCCGTCTGTGGGAATATGGTCAAGAATACTAGGTCTGGCATATCTATCATAAGTGCCTGCTCTTGGGCCTTGACGAATAATACCATCGCGGATGTCTTCCCAAAGAATTAAGTTACCTCTGGTATAAGGAGCTGGACCGTATTCACTTTCCCACCATGTTGGCTTTTCGCTAAATCCTAATATTTCCCAAGGGCAAATATGAGGACGGTCTGTGTCATAGAACCATCGATATACGCCTCTCCAATATCCTGGTAGACTTTGCTGTCTAGTTGGATCAGTCATATTACTATAGGTATAGGTAAAGCTGTTTTGAAGATCAAGATATTGATCGTTGTTGGTATAATCTATGTCAGTGTTAGCTACCCAGCGTAGAAAATCTTGAATAACAATAGCATCTAATTCTGATTTAGTGTATAGCGCATTACCGTAGTATCCGCCAAATACATTGTCAATATTAAAAATATCTTCGTTATATTCTTGTTTAATGTTGTTGTAAATTCTTAGTTCTAATTCTAATATTGCATCATCTCTGTAGTCACCGTAGGCTGCGGTAATGCTACCGTCGTGACCTTGTATTACTAGTCGAGGAGTTACAAATGTGTCATCTAGATAAATGTATGGTAGGTACTTTTTATACAGACCTAGCTTAGTAGGAGTTGCCGGAATATAATTAAAAGCTGTTGATACATATTCTCTAATTACAATTTGGTCACCTTCAACTAGTGTTAATGAAAGTCTAATAAATCCAAATGTACCGTCAAATGTATAATCTGCACCGTGAATTAATTGCTCACCATTACGATAAACATAAATTGCACGACGGCTAAGTTCTGTAAGATTAAAAGTTTGACTTAATGCAAAAACTTTTATTCCTTCGTCTTCTACTAGATATACTATATCAGCATGAGCTCCGTTTCCTATCATATCACTGTCTGCAAACGGATCTGATGAATCTTTTGTTATAGTCATTGCTGACATAACTTCGTCAACAAAATCAACTACATTGTCCAGAGGCATAGCCTCTGCAATTCTTTTTAAGAATTCATTTTTAAAATTACTATAGGCTCTTAAAGAATGTTGTATAGACTTTACGATATTGATATTTTTATCGCAGAGCAAGGACACTGCCATCGGAGCAATGCCAGAATGTTTTAAGAAACGCATACAACGATTTTGATAACCGTCGATGTTTCTTAGATTACTGTTGCCAGGGTACACACCAGAAAATTGAGTTTCAATTTCCATAGCCGATGACAAGTGGTCGATTGCCTGCCCTAGAGTAAATGCTGTCATATTATCATTCAGCGGATTCTTTTCTAGGCCATGTGGTATTTGATAATATCCTTGATCTGGATCAATATTAATATAGATCTTAATGGATACTACATCGTTTATTGTAAATGCATTGGCAAAGGTAAATGTTCCATTTTCTCTAGTGTAGCTGTCTAAATGTCTCTGTCCGTTTAGATAAAAAATTACAGTAGAAGGCAGAGTACTAAAAGCTGCCCAGTCAACTGTTGACAGTGTAACTTGATTTGTTACTTCAGTGATAACTACGCTATCTAAAATTGGCTGTTGATAATCGCTGTCTGATTTAACCCATCCATTGGCAAATTCGTCAAGCGGGTTAAATCTATAAAACCCAGTGTTTAGATTTTTTGTTAATGTTTGTTGATTAACAGAATAAGAAAAACTGTCAAGATCAAGATTATATGTGAATAAGATGTCTCCAACATTATCAATGTTTAGGTAGTCGAGACTAAATCCTAATTCACTGTCAGAAACACTATTACCCACTTTATAACTCAGAATAGGAGATCCAACAAATGTTGACGATGGGTATGTTGTTACATCTGAAAAACTAATTCCGTTGTTGTTAAATAGATCAAACAATGGCATTTGATTAGTTTTAGTTTTTTCTTGGCTAGGTATCCAACTAACTCCGTTAAAATGATACATTAGACCTTTGTTGATATTTCCGCTTCTTACTAATACGCCTTCTCCTAAAATAGGATCAGAATCAACTGTTGCTCGTAATGTAATTTGTCTAACATTATTGTGTGTTATAAAATTAACTTGATAAATTTTGTTGTTGGCTAATTCGTCAGTGTCTGCGACAAATAAAATTCGAGCGCCTTGATATAAAAATTCACCGTCAACACTATATCCCTGACTACCTTCAATTATAGAAAATATATCAGTTGTAAATGTATCAATGAAGTCTACAGGAGTTTTTGCAACACTACCGTGATTAAACAATTGAAGATTTGGTCGGAATTCAATAATAGGACGCTTGGCTCTAAAATTGTCTCCTGCTTCAAAATCTGTGCCATTTAGTTTGTGTGCTTGTTCAAGAGTTGATTTATGAAACCAACGATTATAACGACTCCAGGGATTTGCATCAATGCTAGCTCTACATACTATAATGTAATCTTTTTCTCCAGGATATGAAGTTGCATCATCAAACGGTTCTGTATCAAACCCAGTATTATCAAAAATTACTTCGGGAGTTTGACTAGTGATGATAGGAACTTCTAAATCAGAAAACTTAATTAGCGTTATTTCTCTGCCAACCTTTTCTACCAACCAGTTGTCTTTCTTATACTTTGTAGGAGTAACTTTGCCTCCAAATCTCACAACTAGTCCGTTGGTAAGCTCAACTCCATTACTACTAGTGTAGGTTTGTTTTCCTAATATTTCTTTATCAATGTTAATACTGGTATTTTCTTCGATGTCTTGGATCAAAAATCGACCAAATCTATCAGGATTAATTGCACTTTGATAGTAAAGGATATCTGGTGCATCTAATGGAACTTTAAATGTAACTGTTCCGTTAGTTTCACCGTTATTAGTTACTCCATTGAAATAATCAAACTTTGATGTCTGTACATTTTCATCTACAATTTCCCACTCTGGTCCTTCGACAATTGTGCCATCAACACTGGCCGTAATAAAGGTCAATGCTCTCCATAATTTTCCATCATAGACTGCTAATTGGTTAGGAATATACGGAAGAAAAGGATTGTATTTTAAACTGCCGGTATCAAAAGCTGTACGAATATAAAATCCTTCTCTAGGACTGTTAACTGCAAAATTGTATGTCTGTCCTCTATACAGTGTTAGC